TTTTGAAGGTGTCGTTGACTTACACTCAGAGCTTGTTTTTCAATTTAGAATGGAGAATTAAAAATGTTAGCAAATGGAATTACGCTATCTTATGGCGAAGCTAAAGGAACTTATACCAAACTTGTTGGATTGAAAGAAGTACCAGAGTTTGGTATTGAACCTGAAAAAGTAGAGAACACTACTCTTGAAGATAAAGTAAAAATGTATGAGTTTGGTATCGGGGACGCAGGGGAATTGGAATACAAATTCTCTTACAAGAACGATAGCGAAACTGCGCCTTATCGTGTATTACGTAAAGCGGCAGACAATAAGAAAAAACTCTTCTTTGAACAAGCTTACCCAGACGGTACTAAAGTTCGTTTTGAAGGTCAAGTATCTGTAAAACTTGGCGGAGGCGGTGTCAATGCCGTTATCGAGTTCACACTTAAGATTGCCTTGCAGTCAGATTTGGAATTTACAGATGGTTTAGGAGGTTAATTAAATGGCGTTAAAATACACAACTTGGAAAGTTACTGACGAAAAAGAGTTGAAGCTACGTTTGACATCTCATCAAGCTGCAACTGTGGAAGAAAAAATCGGCATGAACTTGCTGAAGATTTTCATGCCTGAAGCTGGCGAAGAGTTCACTTTACCGCCTTTGAAAGTTATGTTGTTGTTAGTTCACGGAGCCTTGCAGCAGTATGAACATGGGTATTCCCTTAAGGATGTCTATGATCTATACGATGAATATGTCGATAACGGTGGAGACCAAACAACCTTCATGACAGAGGTTTTAATGCCACTATTTGAAGTATCGGGTTTTACTCCACGAGGAAGCAAGGACAAGAAAACTTCCAAGAAGAAAATGACAGTAGTCGAGTAATTTTAACGGTAACGCAGATTATTGAGAGGCTTTATCCTATGTTTTTGGACATCGGGGGTAAGCCTCTTGATTTTTGGGATTTAACGGTACTTGAAATCAGAGAAATGATTGAAAGCTACAACCGTGTCAAAATCCAAGAGCGTAAAGAAAAGATTATTGACTCTTATAGACTTTCGCAGATGATATCCAACCACATTTCCTTATTGTTATCTAAAGATGCCAAGGTTTTTGAGTTCTGGGAGTATGCGCCTGAGTTGTTTGTAGAAGAACAACAAGCGGTAGAACAGGAACGACAGAGACAAGCGTTTTTGTTGCATAAGGAACGGATGCGTGAATTTGCAGAAAGACATAATCGCAAAAGGAAGGAGGAAATGAATGGCAACTCTTGATGAATTGAAAGTCATGATTGACGCTGAGATAGCGCCTTTCAGGAAGAAGATGAAAGAAGTCGAGAATCAGGTCAAGGGGACATCTGATCAAGTGAAGAATGCCACTGCCAAAGTTCGTGAACAGTCGAATTCTATCGGTAGTGCGTTTGGTAAGCTAGCTAAGTTCGCTGGTTTTGCAATCCTTGGTAAGAAATTGCTTGATGTCGGGATGTATTCAGCGCAGACGGCTCTTGAAGTATCAGCGTCTATGAATCAAATCAAGCGCCAGATGGGCGAAAGTTCGCAATCTTTCTTAAAATGGGTTAACGATAACGCCAACGCTATGAATATGGGTGTGGGTGAGGCGACCAACTACGGTGCAGTCTACTCAAACCTATTTTCTGGATTTATCAAAGATACTAACAAGCTAAGTGCTTATACCGCTAAGATGTTACAGACATCGGCAGTTATTGCTGAAGGTTCAGGGCGTAGCATTACAGACGTTATGGAGCGGATTCGTTCAGGTTTGCTAGGGAACACCGAAGCGATTGAAGATCTAGGAATCAACGTCAATGTGGCTATGATTGAGTCCACCGAAGCCTTTAAGAAGTTCGCAAACGGACAGAGCTGGCAACAGTTGGACTATCAAACCCAGCAACAAATCCGTCTTATGGCGATCTTGGAACAGGCTACAGCTAAGTATGGAGATACTTTATCCAACTCAGTCAACGGCAGTATCAGCCTGTTTAAATCGCTGATGAAAGATAGTGCATTGAATTTGGGTAATGCTATGTTACCGATTATCAATGCGATCATGCCTGTCTTGAACTCTTTTGCTATGGTTTTGAAGAACGTTACGGCAAAACTCGCTGAGTTTATCGCTTTGATGTTCAACAAGAAAGCAACAGTGAAAGATGGTGTTGGTGGTGCAGTTGGAGACATGGGTAACGCCATGAAAGACGCTGCAGGCGGAGCAGGAGACCTTGCTGATGCAGTAGATGACGCTGGAGATTCAGCAGGAGGACTTGCTGATAATCTTGGAGACTCGGCCAAAAACGCTAAGAAAGCTGCTAAAGAATTGCTTGGTCTGATGGGATTTGATGAGATTAACATCTTGCAAAAACCAAAAGACGATGATGCAGGCGGTTCTGGAGGCGGTGGCGGAGGCAAAGGTGGTAAAGGAAAGGGAGGCGGTGGCGGACCTTTCAAAGACATTTTGCCAGAAGTCGAGTTGACCGACATGGACAACAAATTCAAGAGCATTTTTGATGGTCTTGGAGATAAGCTGAAAGGGTTGTTTGACCTCTTCAAAAAAGGTTTTGATGCAGCGTTTAGGCCAGAAGGTTTAGAGCGTATCAAAGCTGCTTTAGAACGAATCAAGAAAACTCTTGAAGAAATCGCTACTGACCCAAGAGTCGTAAACGCCTTTAACCGCATGACCGAGAAAATTGCTTATGCTTTGGGCCAAATTGCTGGTTCGTTAGCTACTATAGGCGTTGGTATTGGTGTACTTCTTACTGAAAGTATTGCAAACGGCCTTGAAAGGCAAAAAGAACGCATTATCAGGGCGCTAGTCGCTTTGTTTGATAATATTGGTAACATTGCAGAGGCTGTAGGAAATATCGCTCAGGCTTTTTCTAGTGCTTTCTACGATGTCATTACTTCAACTGGTGCGGTTCGTATCGGTAGCGCTATTGTGTCAACTCTATTAAGTTTGACATCTACCATTGTTGAAGTCGGTAGCAAATTAGCAGGAAGTTTGTTTAAAGGTTTTGAAAAAGTCGTTGTGACAAGCGCTCCTAAAATTTCATCAATGCTTCAAAGTCTTTTGGACATTGTAGCTCCGATATTTGAAACTATTGAAAGTGTTGTTGATAAGTTTGGCGATGGGTTGAGTAGTGTCTACGATGAACATGTAGCCCCTGCTATTGACTCTATTGCTAATGCTTTTAATGGACTAATTGATATTATTCTAATACTTTGGGAAGGAAGTTGGAAGCCTTTCGCAGAGTTCTTGTCTAACACATTCGGCATAAGTATTGAAACCGTCGCTGATTTACTAGGCGGTATCATACTGGAATCATTGAAGTTACTAGCTGATACAATCAAGCTAGTGGCTGATGGTCTTACTGCTTTTTCAGATTGGTGTAAAGAAAATAAAGAGATTATCTCTACGGTCGCTAATGTGATTGGTACACTTGCAACCGTATGGCAAGGAATTAAGCTCTTGTCTTGGGCTGAACAAGCTGGAGGACTTGCAGGAGCATTCGAATTATTAAGTGGTAAGGTTTCATTTATTGTTAGCGGAATTAAAGATCTTGGACTAGCTTTGAAAGCTTTGACATTTGATAAATTGGTTAGCTTCGGTGAAACCATCTATTTGAATGCGTTGTATGCAAAAGACTTTGTGGTCAATTCAGGTAAATTGATTGTAGAGTTAGGAAAAACTGCTCTAGAACTTGGTAAATCAGCACTAGCTTGGGGTGTTCATGCAGCACAAATGGGACTTGCAGCAGCAGCGGAAATCGCTCAATCGGTTGCAGCAGGAGTTGCAGCAGCTGCAACATGGGCACTCAATGGAGCCATTGCGGTATTGACCAGCCCGATAACTTTGGTTATTGCAGCGATCGCAGCCTTAATCGCTATCGGTGTCTTGCTCTACCAAAACTGGGATACTGTTGTCGAGTTTGCTAAAACTGCATGGCAAGGACTATGTGATTTTATCAGTGGTATTTGTCAAGCGATTGGCGAATTTTTCAGCGGTCTATGGACGAAACTACAAGAAATCTTTGAGCCGATAGGTCAATGGTTTAGCGAGAAGTTCCAAGAAGGTTGGGACGGTATCGTTAATATCTTCAGTAATTTAGGTTCATGGTTCGGTGAGAGATGGGCTGATGTGACTAATGCTTTGACAGAAGTTGGTTCTTGGTTAGGTGATAAATTCCAACAAGGCTGGGACGCAATAAGCAATACATTTAGTAAGTTGGGCTCATGGTTTGGTGACCGTTGGAACGAATCTAAAGACGCACTTTCCGAAGCAAATACTTGGCTTGGAGAGAAATTCCAATCTGGTAGAGATAAAGTGAATTCAGCTTTTGAAAAAGTTGGCTCTTGGTTCGGTGATAGATGGAATGATATCAAAGATGGAGTAAAAGAAGCTGATACATGGTTTGGAGAGAAATTTGAGAGCGCAAAAGAGAAAGCTCAGAATCCTTTCCAAAAAATCGGTTCATGGTTCGGAGATAGATGGAAAGACATGCAAGATGCCTTGAAAGAAATCCCCAACTGGTTTAAGAATCTGTTTAATGATGCAATGGATAACGCAAAAAGCATTGTTAAAAGCGGTATCGATAAACTGAGAAGCTTCTTTAATTTTGATTGGAGTTTACCAAAAATCAAGCTCCCTCACTTTAATATATCTGGTAGCTTTAGCTTGAATCCTCCTAGAATTCCATCATTCTCTGTAGATTGGTATGCACGAGGTGGTGTATTCAACTCTCCTAGCATCATCGGGGTCGGAGAAGCTGGTCAAGAAGCGGTAATGCCTCTTGAACGAAATACAGGTTGGATTTCTATCTTGGCTCAAAAATTGGCTGAAAGAATGCCTGCTAACAATGTACCTACAGGTTATTCATTACCGGCTGGCGACATCGTTATCCAAATCGCAGGTCATGAGTTCGGACGGGTAGCAATCCAAGAAATCAATAAGGAACATGAACGAGCAGGTCAAACCTTGCTCAAGATTTAGGAGGTTAAATGGCACAATTGACAATCAATGGGGTGGCTGTGAAGCCTCCCAAATCTTTTCAGGTCGGCATTCAAGATATCGATGGAGAAACAGGGCGTAATGCCAATGGCGATATGGTGCGAGACCGTATCACGACCAAACGCAAACTAGACTGTGAATGGGGCATGCTGACTCAGGAAGAAATGAGTCAGCTTTTAAATGCCGTTTCATCTAAATTTTTTGAGGTATCTTATCCAGACCCCATGGATGGGCAAGTCACAAAGACTTTCTATGTCGGTGATAGGACAGCTCCTAGCTATACCTTTACTGAGAAGTTTAAACCTTGGTCTGGCGCTAAATTTAATCTAGTAGAGAGGTAAGAAAATGGACGCTTTAACTAGACGACAATTTGACAGAGCTATGTTTGCCAAGGAAAGGACGCTAGCTATCCGCGTTGGTAATTATACTTCACGGGACATCAAAGAGGCTAGTTTTGAGTATGGCTACATCAAAGGCGATACATACAAGCCCGGTGGAACGTGCGCTGGTAGCGGTAAGATTACCTTTACCAGCATCATTACCACGTTCAATAAACTGGATATCCTACACCCTGAGATTGGTCTACTTGTTGGGGATACCTACCAGTGGGTTAAGATGGGGGAATACTTCATTAACGATATTGAGATTGACCGAAACCGAAACACAACCACGCTTGAACTTATGGACGGTATGTTTAAGCTCAATCGTGAGTATGTGACAGACTTGCATTTCCCAGCTGAAGTACGAGAGGTTATTCAGGAAATCTGCCTGAAAACAGGCATTGAGTTAGCGAATGACTATTTCGGAATCAGCGCTATGCGCTATCATGTCGAGCAAGTTCCTGAAGGCAAGAAACTTTCCTTCAGGGATATGTTAAGCTCGATGACTCAGATGATTGGGATGTCTTGCTTCTTCAACCGAGAAGGCAAGATGGAAATCCGCGATTTAACTGAGTCAAATATCACGATCAACGCTGACAGTTACTTCTTGCATGGCTTGACTAAGAGTGAGATTGAGTATCAGATAGCTGGTATTACTTGTAAGACGGATAAGAAGCCTCTGACGGTCGGTATGAAGACAGGTCGGTCTTTGGAATTGGACAATGTCTTTATGACTCAGAGCGCTTTAAATGACCTGTACTACAAACTGAAAAACCTGACTTACTATCCTTACAATCTCAACTACCAAGGGCATTTACTGCTTGAGGTTGGGCAGTGGGTAACCATTCAGACCAACAAGAAAGAAACCTTTAAAGTTCCTGTGTTAAGCCAGAGCTTTACTTTTAAAGGTGGTCTGAGAGGTCGTATCAGTGCAGATAGTAAGGCTGGAAATGATACTCAGTATTCTTACGAGGGTACGATTACCAAGAAGATAAAACAACAAGATGGCATTGAAGCGAAAATCCAAGCGCAGATAGAAGCAGCAGATGCAGCCTTTGAGGCCGAGTTCAAAAAGCGTAAAAAAGAGATAGATGACGGTATTGAATTGGCCAAAGCCGGAGCTGAAGAAGTCAAGAGAGAACTCTCTGATACTATCAATCAGCGTTTCGACAGCTTTGACAACGCTTCGATACAAGAAGCCAAGCGCAGGGCTGAAGAAGCCTTGCGAAACGCTGGCGCAAGCAGCTTACTCGCTCAGGAAGCCAAGCGGATTGGGTTGGATTCGATTGCCAAACTTGATGAGTTTAAGAGACAGGCTACGAGCGCTCAAACAGCTTTGTCGGGTGATTTGGATGTTCTGAAACGGACGGTCACAAGCGAAGTCAATCAAGCTTCAGAATATCGTAGAACGATCACAGAAACTCTTAGTCGCATGACTGGCCAGATGAATGGATTTGCGACGAAATCTGAAGTCAAGCAAGGTATTGATGGGCTGACTCAGACATTTGCCAAAATGAAGGTGGGAGGACGGAATTACGCTGAAGACTACGACTTTTCACGAGGTCTTTGGCAATATAGCCAAGGGGACAGTAGTCCACAAGATTGGACCATCTTGAACGGTGAATACAATGTAAAAGGCACAACAAAAACCTGGAAACAGATGCAAATCCATTCGAAAGAAGGAAGTCAAGCTTCAGGTAAGAATTCGACAGCGCTTCTTGAGTTGGAACTTGGCGAGACTTATACGCTTTCATTTCAAGCTATGTGTTACTCTGGAAATCCAAGCGTTTGGGTCTCTTTAAGAGCGAATGGGATAGCGTCTGATAATCCTGAGATTATGAATGGTAATTTCACTCTCACGTCTAGCTGGCAGACTTATCAAGTCACTATTCCAGCGCTGACTAAGCCTGATAATTTTGATTTCTGGAGAATTATTCTTGGTTATAACGAGATTGGCCATGTGGCATTTCGAAAGGTTGAATTGACCAGAAGTTCTACTCGTATAGATGCAGGACCTGCTCCTGAAGACGGCAAGACTGACCTTGTCGTAGCTAAGTCTGAATTTGAGAAGACGGCTGAAGGTCTGTCTGCTAAGATGACGGCAGTTGAACGTTACGTCAATCAAGATGGACAGCGACAGGAAGCCCTACAGCGTTATGCTCGTGAGGAAAGCGCAAAACAAGCGACAGCAGTTCGGGAACAGATATCTAAAGATTATGTCGGTAAGAACACCTTTCAAGAAAGCGTTCAGGGTGTTGAAAGACGCCTGGAAAGTCTCTCTCTTGGAACTAGTGGGAATTTACTAAAAAATAGTAATGAAGGGTTTTACAACCAACATGACAAGAGGTATAGGCTTGCTGAAACCTTGCAGGCTAATCAGACTTATACTCTTGTTTCTAAATATTGGCATGGAGAGAACTCAACTGATCATACTTTTTATAACGGAGTCGGTAAGTGGCAACGTTTAAGTTATAACAAAGCAATCGATGCTTGGGTGGTGCAATTTACACCGACCCAAGAAATTCCAGCTGGGACAGAGATTGTTTTATCTGCCGTTCCAAATGAAGCCAAAGGGAATATGAGTTGGGCGACACTTGTCCGTGGAGCTATCCCATTGATACACTGGCAACCTGCTAAAGGTGATGTAGAGGAAGGTTTTACGCAGAAGCTGGCCGAATACAAAGAGACTGTAGACGGTCGTTTTGCTACGATTTCTAGCCAAATAAATGGCAAAGCTAATCAGAGCGACTTTCAGCGTGTGAAGGAAACTAGTCAACTATACGAGCGGATTATCGGTAGCAACGAGAATGACATATCTAACAAGGTCGCTCGCATGGCTATGACCAATCAGCTGTTTCAGGTCGAGGTTAGTAAGCATTCCGGGAATGGTGTTAACCGTGCGATAAATACTACGTCAGGCTGGGGGCCGTTTATTACACGTTCTGGAAATGATGGAGTCAATCTTCATGCGGATCTACATAAAATCCTATCAAGTGGATTTAAAGCAGGAAATACTGTTCATGTACGAATGGAAATCAGTATTGACGATGTGCAACGTTTCAACGATAAGCAAATTGTAGCTATTATACAATCTTATGGAGATGTGACGAACTGGGCAAGAGCAGGTAGAACATTTGATTACAACATAGGTACTCTTCAACCAGGTAATAACTGGCGATTGATTGAATTTGATACTGTCATGACAGAAGAGATGCTGAAGAACAATAGTTGGATGTTGAATCTTCGTGTTGATGGAGCAAGTTCGTATAAAGTTCATACCAAAGCTGTAAAAGTTGAAAAAGGTAATGTTGCGAGTGCTTGGAGTGCCGCCCCTGAAGACACAGAAGAAGCTATTCATTCTGTTCGCACGGTTCAAACGCAACTAGCTGGTTCATATGCTATTCAAAACTTAAATAGCGCCGGAGATATCATCTCTGGAATCAATCTAGGCGCTAATGGTCACAATCGTATTACTGGTAAACTGACTCATATCACTGGCGAGACCTTAATTGATAATGCAGTTATCAAGTCGGCTATGGTTGATAAGCTGAAAACGGCCAATTTTGAAGCTGGTTCGGTCACGACTAAGATATTAGACGCTGAGGCAGTAACGGCCGATAAAGTGAGATTTGATGATGCGTTTATTAGGAAAATGATTGCAAATGAAGCTTTTATTGAGCAACTAACTTCTAAACAGATTTTTGCGACAAAAGTCGAGTCAGTCGTTTCTAGTTCAACATTCCTAGAAGCTTACCAAGGCCGAATCGGTGGATTTACTATTGGGCATTTCGACCAAGGGAGAGGTCGCTGGATTTCTGGTATCAACCAATTCTCAGTTGGTATGGGAAACGGCGAAGGTGGCAGTTATAATGGCGAAAATACTGCATTTTGGGCGAACTGGGGTTACAGTTGGAACTCTCCTGGCCCCAATGCCTGGTATGTAACAACATCAGGAAATATGTATTGCCGAAACGGAGCGGATTTCCACGGGAAGGTCGACTTTTCGAATAGATCAACAGTGAATTTTTATAGTCAACCGTCGTTTTCAAATGGAGCAGTGATAAATGGTAGTTTGAGGGTGTCTGGTCGTATTACCTATAGTGGCGGTGAGTGGCTTTACTCACCTATATACAATAAATTGTGGAAAGATAATTCACAAGGCGGTGAATGGCTATATTTGGATAGGCAAGGTAATAGTGGTAGAGACTGGATTCAGATGAATAAAGAAATCTCGGATCGTCGTTATAAATCCAATATTCAAGATAGTCAAGTTTCTGGTCTAGATGCTATCAATAATTTAAAAACATACAGCTATCGCAAAGAATACGATGGAAAAATAGAAGATATCGCTTGCGGTATCATGGCTCAAGATGTCCAGAAATATGCTCCAGAAGCATTTTACGAGAACCCTGATGGTGCATACTCATATCGCACATTTGAACTTGTGCCTTACTTAATTAAGGCCATCCAAGAGTTAAATCAAAAAATAGAAAAAATGGAGAAAATAATAGCATGAATAACAACATGGACGCAGTAGTAAATCAGTTAACACTTGATTCGTTGACTAAAAAACTAGCAGTCAGTGAGCAAGAATCAGCTAAGAATGAGGCTCTTTATTTGTATGCAGCAAGCGAATTGCACACAATGAAAGAGGTTCTAGAACATGACCCAGCTCTAAAAGAGTTATTTGAAGAAACACAAGCTAAAATGAAAGGAACTAACTAATGAATTACGAAGTAGCAATTAAACCTTATTTGAAAGGTGCAGAAAATGTAACAGTTGTCGCAATTAAGATGGAGAATAACGGACGCTATTCTTACGAGCAAGTAGAATTGCACGGTGACCATACGCAGGACAATGAAGCAACATTAGTTCAAGCAGTGCTGGATCATATCCGTACAGAGCTTGACCCAACAAACGCCATCGTGCAAGTACAAGCAAAATTGCAAGAATCAGAACAGGAATTGGCCGAGACAAAGGCTAAACAAACAGCTACAGACCAAGCAGTTAAGCATAATCAAGAAGAAACTGACCGCTATGGGAAAATCATCCATGCGGTCGTTTTAAATGCCGTAGCAGGCAAGACAATCGCCTATGGAACCAACTACAAGGAATTGGTTGAGTTGATTCCACTTGCTGAAGTTGGTAAACGCTACATGGCGCACGACTTGATTACCATTGAAGACCCGGCTCATGTTGAGGTTGACGGAGAAGGTAAACGTATCTTGATTCAGCTTAACCGTGAATTCACTTACAACGGCGAACCTGTCAGCGACTTTGCCCGAAATGGTCGTCTTGAAATGGACGGAACAGGCGCAGCATGGAAGTACGAACCTAAAGGATAGAGGTGCCTATGGACGTCTTACAATCAACGGAGCATTTCTTCATGAACGTTTTGCCAGTTGCAACACCAATCGTTGTGGCTTGGCTTGGTTATAAAATGCCGAAGAAATCAAAGGAACTAACAGACCAAATCATTTCTGAATTGGATGATGTTAAAGGGAAAATCAAAGATGTCCAAGAAACTGCATGCGACAGCAACACTAAAATTGATGAAGTACAAGCCAAGCTAAAACTGCACGACGAAGCGCACCTTGTAACCATGAGGATGCGCCTTGATCGTGATATTCGCAGGGCTATTCGTCGTGGTTTTACTACCAAGGATGAGTTTTACGTGGTCGAAAACATGCACAACAGCTATAAGGCTCTTGGTGGCAATGGCTATATCGACCACTTGTACAACAATTTTGAAGCGTTGCAAATCAGAGACGACATCTTAATTGAAGATGAGAAAGGGGCGCAGTAAGGCGCTAGGAAGGAAAAACATATGATTAATTGGAAACTACGACTACAAAATAAATTCTTTTGGCTGACTGCAATCCCAGCATTTTTGCTTGTCTTGCAAGCTGGTGCAGCAGTCTTTGGATATCATCTGGATTTGGGTGATATCGGCAACAAGCTGATTTTGCTTGTCAATGCGGTCTTCGTATTCTTAACTGCTATCGGTTTGGTCAATGACCCGACGACTAGCGGAATCACAGACAGCACACGAGCGCTAGACTATGAGAAACCAAGTGAGGAGTAAGTATGGATATCGATACAAGCAGACTACGCACTGACTTGCCGATTGTTGGGTTTGAGCCTTTCCGTCAGGTTCACGCCCACTCAACAGGAAACCGCAACTCAACTGCTCAAAATGAAGCGGACTACCATTATAGAAAGGACCCTGGACTTGGGTTCTTTTCTCATGTTGTTGGAAATGGCCGTGTTATGCAGGTAGGTCCTGTAAACAAGGGAATGTGGGATGTTGG